TTACATCCGCTCTGTTACCATTTCCAACGCTTTCTCAACAATCATAATATCAGCGCCCTGCTTATGGGCGTTTTCACTTAAATGACGGCGCCACTGACGTGCCCCAGGAATACCCTGGAAAATCCCTAAAATATGGCGAGTGATATGCCCTAAATAAGTGCCTTTTGATAATTCTTGTTCAATATAAGGATAAAGCGCTTTAACCACATCAACCGTATTGGTCACTGGAACTGTTTGATCAAACAATTCACGATCCACATGTGCCAGAATGGACGGATTTTGGTAGGCTTCCCGCCCAATCATCACACCATCCATATACTGCAAGTGCTGTTTGGCTTCTTCCAACGATTTAATACCGCCATTAATTGATAGCGTCAGTTGTGGAAAATCTCGTTTCAATTGATAGACGCGCGGGTAATCCAAGGGCGGAATTTCGCGGTTCTCTTTCGGGCTTAAACCAGACAGCCACGCTTTACGCGCATGGATAATAAAATTATCGCAATCGCTGTTTTTCACAACAGTATCAATGAAATCACACAGAAACGCGTAGCTATCCTGTTCATCAATTCCGATGCGGGTTTTAACCGTAACAGGGATATCCACTACATCCTGCATTGCCTTAACACAATCAGCTACCAGTGCTGCTTCTCCCATCAGACAAGCACCAAAACGACCATTCTGCACACGATCAGAAGGACAACCCACATTCAGGTTGATCTCATCGTAACCTCTTTCCTGCGCGATCTTGGCACATTGCGCCAATGCTTGAGGATCACTCCCCCCCAATTGCAGTGCCAATGGATGCTCTTGCTCGTTATAGGCCAGATAATCCCCTTTGCCATGAATAATCGCGCCTGTCGTGACCATTTCCGTGTAAAGCAGTGCCTCTTTGCTTAATAAGCGGTGGAAGTAACGACAATGACGGTCAGTCCAGTCCAACATGGGGGCGACGGAGAAGCGGCCACTCCAATGTTGGCCTAATATTTCTTTCATTTCTTTGGTTCGTATGTGCTTTTCAATTTCTTTATTTTCGTGCATTTCGGTACATTTTAGGCTATTTTTTGATAATCGGTACACCATCCAGTACACCACACCTAATGGTGTACTGGTGACTGAGAGGTAAATGATGGCCTACTATAACATAGTGAAACGCCCTCGCGCCGATGGTACTATCAGATACCGCTGCACGGTGGGAATAAAAGAAAGCGGGAAACATGTTCATCGCGAAACAAAAACGTTTGGCAAAATGGCTCAAGCTAAAAGTTGGGGAACTAAACGCGCTGCCGAATTGGAAGAGACGGGGGTTCCATCGAATGGTGATGTTGCAGGTATAACTGTACGAGACCTGTTGTATAGGTATATCCATGATCCTAATTTAGGAGGGAAGGCGGGGCGAACTAAAAAATACGTTTTAAACATGTTAATGGATTGCGATATTGCAAATATATATTTATCTGATCTATCAGAAAATCACATCATTGATCATTGCCGTTACAGACGAGAAAGCGGTGCGTCCCCCGCCACTATTAACCACGATGTCAGTTATCTCACATCCGTATTAACATCCGCCAAACCAGTCTACGGCATAAACTACACTGCAAATCCTGCCTATGGATCTAGGCCAATATTGTTGAAAATGGGATTGATTGGGAAGTCTAACCGCCGGAACAGGCGTCCCGTTAATGATGAACTGGATAGGTTAGTAGACGGGCTGCGCAAACGTGCTAATCATAGAGCTGCTCATATCCCATATTTAGACATATTGGATTTTTCCATATTGAGTTGTATGCGCATTGGTGAGGTTTGCAAAATCAGATGGGATGATATAGACGAAAAACAGAAGGCTGTTCTTGTAAGGGACAGAAAAGACCCCAGAAAGAAAGCAGGTAATCATATGCTTGTTCCTTTGCTTGGAGAGGCATGGGAAATTGTTCAAAGACAACCTAGGAAAAGTGAACTAATTTTCCCCTACAATCCAAAAAGTGTTACCGCTGGATTCCAGCGAGTTAGAAATTCATTAGGCATCCAAGATCTGCGTTATCACGACCTACGCAGAGAAGGGGCTAGTCGCCTATTCGAGGCCGGCTTTTCAATTGAAGAGGTCGCGCAGGTAACAGGCCACCGTTCATTGAATGTATTATGGCAGGTGTATACGGAACTATACCCACAAACACTACATGAAAAATTCAACAAACTGATGCAGCAGAAAGAAGAGTAATTCCAAAGGGCGGAAATCCGCCCTTTTTAACACACAGGATAACGCTACATCACTCTAAATAGCAGTCACATTACCGGCATCTGCGTATATTTCACCCATTCGACCCTACATCCCTCCAAATTCTCAATTTGCGCATTAATTGAGCTACAAATTTGTTGATTTTCAACCTATAAAGCGGCTAGCCACTCATTTTTATTGCACGAAAAACGCAATCAACTATTTCCATAAAACCTCGGTTTAGCGGGAACGGTGGAACGGGCGGAAAATGCACTGGATAAACGCATCGGTGGAACAGTGAATGGCAAAATTGAATTTATTGGCACAGTTAATTCTGTCAATGGGTTTGCTGCGGGCAGTGCTGCCCTGACACCGTGGGGCGATATTCGCGGGAAACAGTGGGATGATAATTTCCTGAGCATTTGGATTGATCGGCACTTTGGTAAAAAGAATACCGCTGAATTTATGGTGGGTAATAAAGGGTGGTGGCAGGATGGCTCAAGCGGCATCATTTTTCAATATGGCGCACTTGGTGTCAGCGGTGGAAATTTTGATTTCCCGCGTGCGTTTCCGGATGAATGCTTTGCGATGCTGGTAACTAACACGGATAGTCAGGGAAGTCGTATAGACAATGCATTTGGTTACCCGATGAATCGTTTTCAGTTCTATGCGGCATCAAAAACCGAAAATGGGGATATCAGTAGACATTCGGTGGCATGGTGGGCAATTGGGAGATAGACACGATGAATAACAAAGAAATACGTCAAAATGCATGGCCTGATTACGACAGGAATTATGATTATTTTTACAGTGCGTCAGCACCGGGGTTTGTTTATCGGCCTTATGATGACCCGGAGAATTACCCGGCTGACCTTAAACCTATCAGTAATGATTTACACAATCAATTACTTGATGGGCAAGCGAACGGGAAACGTATTACCGCCGATGTTGACGGTTTCCCAATATTGGTAGACCCACCGCCGCCTACGCCTGAGCAATTGCAACAGCGGGCAGAATCGCAGAAACGCTATCTAATGTCTCACGCCAGTGGAAAAATTGCCCCGTTGCAGGACGCCGTCGATTTAGATATGGCAACTGATGCCGAAAAATCCGCATTAACCAAATGGCGTAAATATCGGGTATTGCTCAATCGGGTAGATTGCTCTACCGCACCCGATATCCAGTGGCCGGAGCAGCCGAAATGAGTACAGGGGCATAGTGCCCCTGATTGTTATTCAGTTGGCACATCAATCAAAATGGGTTCCCCTGCCTCATTAACTGATAACAGTTTCCCCTGTGGTATTTCTCGTTCGCGGAAAAACCAACAATCATCAGGTAGTTCAATTGATCCCTCTGTATCGTGAATTGCGGGTAAAACCTCAGTCAGCGTTTTGGGATTAAAACGGCGCATAATAGATTCTCCATGAAAAACTACTGCCTGATGCACCACCATTCGATACCTGACAGCGCGCATTAAAACCAGAACGGGTTAACGTTCTATCAATAACCATTGATATATGAGCAACATTCTCAGTTGTGTCATAGGCGATACGTTCAGCTATGCTGATATAATACGAAGTACTGGGTAGTTCTATGGGAAAACGAACCGCAGCTAATCCTGCTATCGGTGAACCCAGACCAAATAATTCAATCGCACCATCTGACCATATCACCCACGTACCCAACGCGTTTCGCCCGCGTTCAACCACAAATTTCGCATTTTCCGCCCGTTTCACCGCATCCGCTAAACCGAGGTTTTTCACAAACTCTGATTTGTTGGGGATATCTGCGCCGTTCCGTGATTTTTCCAGCCTTGAATCAGCAACCATCTTTACTGCTCTAGATGTTGCCGCCACGTTATCTGCGTTACTATCAGTATCATTGCTCAGTCTGGTGATACCCGCAGTAGTCACTGACGCAGAGGGAACAGTCGAGCTAACTGTTGCCCGTAATGCATTAAGCAGCCCGTTTTGTAGCGTTGCCAAATTGCCATCATCCAAAACATCATTACCCGTCGTCTCAGCAATAAACTGAGCGACCACACTCGCTATCACGGATGCCTGCCGCCAAACTTTATTCAACTCCTGAGATTTAGCCACACCGGAGCTAAACCCGTTAGTCCGTGCGGCTAATTTATTGTATTCCTCATTTGATAATACATTTGCCCCGTCCGCGAGTCCGAACGGTAAAAAATCATTTTTTGCCATATGTTCCTCACAATTTCACAGCCCAGCCGCCCATATCAAAACCAGCGACATATTCATTATTAATATCAAAACCAAACAATCCGCCAGACGCTGAATTGATGTAATTATTAACCCGCACTGCCTCTGGTTTAATGTTCAGATAACCCTGACGTATCACCGATTTAATAACCTCTGGTATTGCACCTCCGGTTAGAAATACGTCCATCGACATATCGTGGTTATCCACGAAAAATATCCGCGAGTCCCCATCGGGTAGTATTCGCCGGTAGATCCGTTCCAGCATTTCACTCGAACCATCCCAATGATTGGCCTCTATTTTCACCCTCAGCAACGTGCGATACGTTTCGTCGTCCAGTTCAGTAAACCCGCTATCACTGTCATATCGCCGTTTCCAACTACCGTGGTCAAAACCCAATCCCTCGGTATCGAGCGAGAAATACACGCCAACAATTGGTGTACGCACGTATCGCGATAACCCTATCCATTCCCCCGTTGCGTCAAGCTGTTCGCCTACTGCGTTGTCCAATGCGTAGACCTCGTTGAGTTGTAGAGCGGTTTGGGTGATGTCTGAAAATATGCGGGTGATGAGATCGATATGGGCGACGAATTTAGGTGATTCACGGTGCTGAGAGGTGATGAGTTTTAGATAGTCGCTCATGTCAGCACCAGTTTTATGTTGTCCGGTTTACAGGTCGCTGCCTCGTTGAATTTGATGTGTAAATTGCCAGTTACCGCCGATTCAAACGAGCGTCCGATTTTAATTTCCGTAATGTCGTAGCTTTTTCCCTCGTCATCTCCAGGCAGGTTAGCCGGCGAGAAAATTTTGGTGAGATAGACACTATCCCCAATACGTAGATCATTAATGTATTCCGCTATTGCGGTTTGGATTTTGTTACCAACCGATGTGGTGTACCCCTCAAATGGGGTTAGATGGATTTCAATAAACGTTTCCACATCTACCGGACGAGAGAATCGTATAGGGCGTATAATATCGTAACAATCGGTAATTTTGATGACCGTATCGCCGTGGGTTCCGCCGCCAGGCGTTTTTTTCAATGCAATGGTTTTGGCGATTTCCGTTGCATCACCACCATCAACGATTACTGCAATGGAATGTGCCGATATTCCATGCTCGTTAGTTTCCCCCATATCATTTTCAAATCCCCTCAGCCGTGACACGCCATGTATCAAACTAATGGCACCCAGCATACCGTCCAGTACCGTTCGCGATGGCAGAGCAACGGATTTGCGTTGGCGTATCCGTACATCGGCATCGGTTTCTACAGCTCGCCCAGGGGTAGCGACTGAGTGGTTTTTCACACTCTGCCAACCGCGTGTTGGCGTACCTATTTCAACAATATCACCTACCGCAGCGGTAATTGCCCCTGATGTCTGGCAGGTCGCAGTAACGGTTACGTTGCCGTGGGTGCCAATAACGACGTTATCAGGCAGGTTCCATGAATAGCCCTGAATATCCCGCACTGTGCCGTTTTTAATGACAGTACCGACCTGGCCGATGATCTCCACGTCGCATGTGGATTTGGTAGTGCCGTGGCGTGACATGCCGTTAATTGCAATGTTGTTGGATAATGCAGCCCCCGTAGCCGTTGACGGGCTGTAGGAGTTAAACGCAGCAATAACCGCGTTGTTCGCATCGTGGTACGCGCGAGCATAAATAGCAATCATCTGACCATCTTTACTATCCGATTCGAGGTAGGCATCCTCGCCATAAATCTGGCGAAAATACCCCGTGAGCCGCTCTAATATGGTCGGGTAATCAGGCGCAGTAATGCCGCTCGCGGTGATTTTGGCCGCAAGCCCTAATGAGTTTAGATTGAGCATAATTTATCTTTCGCTGGTTACTGTGGTTCTGCCGTAACGGGTGTTGATAGTGGCAGTGAGGGTAATTTTTCGGGTAACGGGATTACGAGTAGCATCGAGTGAAACAATCTCAATCACACCCTCAGTGCCGAGAATACGCTCGCGAATCGCCATTGCACTAGTATAGTTTTTCTCTAATACTGTCTCGCGGTAGGGTGTTCCTTCTGCCATATCTAAAAACCAATCCCCACGCCATAAATTGAGCCGTGTTTTTACAGCCTGCGCCACCGTCTCTGGTGAATTGACCAGGAATGTGTTATCACCCTGCCCGAAACTATAATCACCGTTGCTATCCTCTCGTCGGTATCGCATTATTGTGGTCCTCCTGTTATCCCTCCGCCTGTTTTAACTCCACCATGTTGATGTTTCATCAAACTAATACCCCCCGCGGTGACATCATTTTTCACAGTAACAGGGCCATTCATTGTGGCCGCACCACCATTCGCGCCCATGCCCTGTGACAGATTGCCGTTAATCGTCACGTTGCCATTGAGCACAATCTCAGGTGAATTGATCTCTGTGCCGCTGTTAGCCGTTGCGGTCAATTTGCCAGGGGTTTTTACCGTGATGTTATGGTTACTAGGTGACAGTTCAATGTACGCTGCGCCGTCATCGGTGCGCAGTTGTGCTGTGCTGGTGCTGATATTGCCAATTTTCCGAGCCTGCGACTGAGGGCCAACGATGGCGAATCCGTCAGACAGATTGTGCTGACGGGGATCAACAGGTTCCTGTACGCCGCCGTTCTGCCACCAGTAATCAATGCAACGGTCAGCGAAAACAACCAAACACTCGTCACCCAATTTAATAGGGAATGTCAGTGTAACCCCGCCGCCGCGAGGGAAAATTACGGGTACGTCCACCAGCAATGGTAATGCGACCGACTCCGTTGTCCCGTCGCTGTTCGTGACTGACCAGCGTATTGAGGGTTGTGCGGTCACTGTCACCGCGTCGGCGTTGAATGACTGAATAATGCACGGTATTGAGACGTACAACCCTGAGCTAATAGCCTCCTGTATTAACAGGAACGGCGTTTCGGGCTGGTTAATGCGTTCAAAATTTGTGATCATTGTTGCCTCACGTCCGCCTGTAGCGCGGATTGATTGAGTAATGTTTGGTCAGATTTCGCTACACAAATCATTTCCATGTAGTACATAGTCTCTCGCGTATCACCGAAATAACTGACGTTGATAACAATGTAGTCGCCGTCTGCGTCAATGGGTGCGGGCATTTCGTTAACATCGTTGCCCGATGCGATAGCACCAGTAGATTTCCCCGCCATATTGATAGAATCATTATCTAATCGGATTAATGTTCCTGGTCTGATTTTTGGGTTGATTAGGCACTTCACGTTGATACCACCGCCTATTGTCTGCTCCGGCGTACCAATCAGCCCTGTTTGATAGGTCAATACAATCGCTTCGGTGAGATAGGTACGTTTCGGGATGATGTGGCACTGGCCGTCCTCGTAACGCCATTCAGCGCCGTTCTGTTTAGCCAACGTGGATAATTCGTTTCGGTGCATACCGAAGAAAACCTTACCGCGTGGTGCAATAGTCTGTTTAAATTCAGGGCGTAAGCCAGCGAAAATGCCGTATTTCTCAATGTCCCGCATCAACATTCGGTCTACATCTGCCTGTGTGTACCCAGCCGATATCGTGGTGTTGACTACTGCATCGTTGTACGCTTGGTCACCGTCACCTGCCTGTATCACGACGTAGGTATCAGTCGGACTGCCCCGCCCCGTGTAGGTGTATTGGATTTGACCGGAAAAAATCTGGCCTGAGTTGCCCCGATATCCCGCTGAGAATTTTACAATTTTGTACTCATGCTGGCGGATCTTATTGCGTGTCTCGTCGTTCAGGTTATAAATTTTGAAGATGCCTGTAGCGGGATATGCAAATGATGGTCTGGTAATGCTGAATTTGATTTTTAGCTCAGATAAATCTATGCCGTTCCCTTTTTCATCCGCCACAATCAATTTGCATTCACGTAACCATTGTTTTGACATAGTGACTCCGTATAAAAGAAAAAACCTCGCATCGGCGAGGTTTATGTTATTCAGCTTCCTCCAATGGAGGATTCTGAGAATATCAATGGCTTACACTATTTGTTAGCAGATTCCACTGGCTGACTGTGGACTACAGTTGGTTGTGACGGTGAATTATTTTTACCCGATATTATCCAACTAGACGTCAACATAACGGCAGACATAATAATAGTAACTAGGGATAATCCTATCGCCGTCGCCCATTGCGTTGTTGCAAGGCTCGTTTTTAAACCATCGATTTTACCTTCAACCGCATCTAACTTTCCGTCAATTTTTGCCAACGAAGTATTAAGATTTGCAAACTGTGTGGTTTGTTGCGATCTCCACTCCGCCATTTCTTGCTTCATAGTGGCAGCAACAACATCAACCTCAGCTTTGTTCGCCCGTAGGAGGGCTTCCAGCTCTGTTTTGCTTAAGCTACCAGTAGACATACCTCCTCCTCCTATTATTTGCCGATTCGTTGTCACAATCTTAGCACCCGCTGATTATAAAATCACCAAATCCATTTAACGTGTTAACACTTCATGTACCGGGTAATCATGCCCAGCTATACTGTGCTCGTCATGAATGAACCGCATCCGGTTACGCAGCTCAACAATGATTTTCTCTACGGCGTGTAGATCTTTGCGCAGTCTCCAGTACGCCTCCGCATCGACCAACGTTTTCTCACCTACAGACTCGCAACTCAATACCCTACCGTTCGTGATGGTCATCACATACTGCCCGTCAGTACGGGGGATAGTTTGCGTATCGTCATAAAATGGGGTATTTGGTGTTGCGTTACTGGTTTCGTTAACTGCTATAATCAGCATGTCTATGTTCCTCACTTTAGGTATTAGACTGTTTCATTAGAAGCCCCGACTGTCCCCACGACAGTTGGGGCTTCGCCGTTTTAGAGCGGTACTATTTATTACGTAATTGTAACGTTTTGTAAAGGCAATCCGCCGCAATTTGCGATATGCTTCGAATATTCAACCAATTACACACTAAATACAGGTAAATACCTGTTGTTAACCCTAGCAATCACTGCTAAATTGGTTAATCCTGTTGAATAGATCAGTATTTGATCACCACTCCAATCTCTGCCAATAAGAAAAAAGCCCCGCATTTGCGAGGCTTGTAACATTTAGCGTGAAATGGCTTCATGTATCGGATAGTCTATATTTGCAACACTGTTCCCGTCGTGAACAAATCTCATACGGTTTTTTAGTTCGGCAAGAGCTTGCTCCGTATAGTTTATATCTTTGCGAAGTCTCCAATATGCTTCCGCGTCAACTAATGTTTTCTCACCTACAGCTTCATATTTCGAAACCTTACCATTATTAACCGTAACCAAATATTGGCCGTCGGCGTTTAAAATGGATGGTAAAGGCACTTTCGGTGCTCGTTGAAATACCTGTTTGATTTCTCCTGTTTCGAAATATCGGTTCTGCGCATTAACGGCTTCTTCAACGGAGGGGTAACAACCAACAGAAATTTTCTCAGAACCATTATGGACTACTGCACGATACGGGTTGCTTTTACTGTTTTGCCGATAGATACCTTTGGGCAAACTGCGATTGAATGAAACTGCGATGTTATACTCTGTCTGGTTAATCTCAACCGTTCTGTTTCGTGAATAGTGATCAGAAATGGCTTGCTTAACTTGTGATTGTAAGGCAGAACCGAACCACCCTGCATACTCAATAACCAGAAGTTCATGGGCGAACGTCCCGCGGAGTACCCCACTCCGTACAACTTCAACCAATTTATGCCCCGTATCAATCGTTTTACTGAGTTCCTTTAGTCTGATTTTCGTGGCCAACAGGCGTAACCAGTCATGAGGCCGTTTAGTGCTGCTGTCAAAACCACTCACCCTGTGTACCGTAGTCATGTTAAACCGCCCTGCTGCATCAACCTCAAGCACGAGGTTACTAACAGCAGGTTGAGGCGCTTGGGGTTTTGTCAGTTGGTTTTCCAGCTCCTGCCAACGGTCAACCAAACGAGCCGTAAATTCAGGCGACAATTGAGCAACTACAACGATGCTATCGCGCTTGCCTTTTTCACCTGAGAACATGTAAGCCTTGCTACGAGAGTTTGGACTATCTGATTGATTATTATTAACTTCCCCCATTGGGGGGAGTTGGATAACACCACGTTTTGCTAACCGCTGAATAGATTGCTTCACTTTATCGTGACGTGATTCTACTAAGTCGGCGATCTCACGGCTTGACATAGTCATAGTGACAGCTTGTGTTGTAGGTGCTAGAATATTCATAGCGTTATTTCCTTGTTGGTTTGTTAACGTTGTTTTAGAAGCCCCGATGGTTGCCGCCGTTGGGGTTTTGCTTTTATTGTTCAACTGTTTCATGATCGCTCTCCTGCTTGTAGTGCTCATTTCTTCTTTTCTCATCGTTAATACTCCATACCAGACGTTGAATAATTGCCGCGTTAATGGATAGACCCTCTTCCCTCGCTTTCGATTCAACGTGCGCTTTTACCCTCTTAGGTAAACGTAAACTAAAAACTTCTGTTGCTCTTTCAGTGTATAAGCTGTCTTTCATCTTATTTTCCTCTTTCCATGATGTCACAATGACATGATAGCATTATGACTCATATTTACATGCTGTCAATATGCTATTACCATTTATTTAGAAATAAATTTTTAGGTGGCAAAAATGTCAAAAAAGCTCGTAGCAGCTCAAGATAAATTCATGCTCAGGCTACCCGACGGTATGCGAGAAGCTATCGCTGAAAGCGCAAAACAAAATGGGCGTTCAATGAACTCTGAGATTATTGCAGCGCTTGAAACTTGGTTAGACCCTGAAAAACAGGCGCTACCTGTAGACAGAGAAGCAGAGTTTAAAAGCATTATTGATAGGAATAACGAAGCCTTAGAACAACTACTTGAAATGTATGAAAAATTTATTACAGTGGATAAAAAATCCCCGTAATGGGGCTTCTCTAATTGGCTCACTCAGGACTGATCATGTTTAAATTTATTTTCAAGGTACTCGGTATAAAAGAAAAAGATATTCACGGCTACCCTATAGATTTCAATGAATTCTTAAGAAGAGAGGTTTATAGGTCAACATATATCAAAACTGAGCACCGTGAGTTAATTTATAATCACATCACTAGGAAGATTGACATTCTAAAAAACGGAACAGAGTTAACAAAAGAAGAAAAAATAAAGTTAAAAATTAATACCAGAGTGAAATATACAACTAAAGAATTAATATCTTCCCTTACTGATTTAGGTTTACAGGAATATAGTTTCAATCCTAAAATCGTACTTAATGACTTATATCATTCAGCTAGATCAAAGCTTCATAACGCAAAAGAATTACAAAAAATTAAGAAATCCATTGATGCTAAGACCGCTATATATCGCTGTGCAGGGGATAGTGATGATTGCGATTGGTGCCTTAAAATGGAGGGGAAAAAACTCCCCGTGGATATAGATATTATAAAACTTATCGAAGATAATTGCACTTGTAGCTTTAATCGAGCTTATATGGAAGCAGTAATACCTAGATAAATAAGCCCCTTGATGGGGCTTCTCCTGTTACTTTTCTTTGTATGAGAAAATGATTTTGCACTCCCTTTCCGTAAGGTTATTAATTTCCATAACATCATTATCCTTGCAAACAGATTTTAACACCCTCATACCAAGTAAGGCGTAGTTATACCCGTTTTTATCCATAAATTTCTTTAAGAGTGTATTTGTGGGCAATGCGGTTGGCTCAGTCCTATTTATGTCTGCCAGCGCGAATACCATCGCTTGGTCGTAGACAGCCTCTTTCGTAAACACATCATTTCTTAATGCCGTGTTTTTATCAAAAAAATCGTCAATACTTTTGCTGTGAGCCGAAAACGGAATCATTATGCACAGTGCTATAGGTACTAACTGAATTAAACGCATCTTATTTCCTTTTAATCGCTTTATAAGTCTTTACGGCAATGCTTACAGAAAACTGCTTTTTCCCTAATAAGTTCATCGCAGTATGGGCAACTTTTTAAATCCTCGCCTATATTAACCGTCACTTGCTCTACTTCATTCTTTTCGCTCATCGCCCAAGCTAAACATCCTAACCATCCAATAAATGTCCATCCTGCGATGAGATTTATAAAAGCAATGAGATAGATTTTACTATGCATCTTTCTAGAGGCTACATAGGTTGGAAAGAAATAGACAAAGATTGCAGCAATTGCCAGAAGTAAACCTATAAAGCCTTCCATTAATACTTCCTCAGGTTAATTTACACTTTTGATAAAGTATAGCCTGTTGCGGCTACCTAACTCCTCTCCGTTTGTCTTATTTTGTGGGGTATCGCAAACAAAAACCAGCGAACCCTTAAACCCTAAATACCGGTGCGGTTCTAAAAGATCTACACCAGAAACTAGTGGTATCCCCAATACAATTGGCTCGCCGTTCGGGTGCATGATATCTAATATCCAGCCAGCACAATCCCGACACTGTAATTGCATACGGTAATTAACACCGCCTAATTGGATATCGAACCGTTGATTTTTTGCGCGTAACGGGATCTCAACTATGTTCATTTCAACCTCTCCTTAATCGCGTTTATCCCTCGGTTTAGCAATGTGTCGTTATTTTGGGAAACTACGGGGGTGACTCTTCCCCTATCAACCGTTGGTTGTAGCTCTAACGGTGCCGTCATTGCCACCCGTTGAACTTTCACACCCTCGACCGTTGCAAGTTCTACAATAATCACTTCGCGTAATGTCAACGTGACCATAAGCACGTTCTCAGAGGTTTTATCTGTCTTTACCTCAATTGCCCGTATCAGCATGTTTCTGTATCGACGTTTGCCCGTGATGACGTCGAAAGGCTCTTTAGAGGCTTTGAGTTTAAGCAGTTGTTCGTAAACCTCTTTAGGGCTTTTACCCAATATTTCTTCGGTATCAAAATCAAAGATCTTAGTAGGTGTATCAAAACCATCAATCAATGAACCGCCACCAGCAAAGCCAATTTCCATCGTGACCTCTGACGGCCTGTCATACGCATGGTCACTGATAGCCGCACCACGCTGTACAGGGTGCTCGGTAATCTCCGCGGTGTCTTGGTGCTTTTCCGATATCACCACGCTCGGCACTAGCATTCCTATCTTTCGCGTATTCTGAAAGAATAACGTTGATAAAATATCCATTGGTTAGCCTACCTTAGTTTGTAGATTACGCACTAGTATTGCCGTGTTGCGTTGTACCGTTTCACCCGTGAGCGCGGCGGCTTCGTGCGGGGATTCAACACCATTAACCGTAATATTATAGACCGGTGAGACTGTGGTTTGATTTGGCTGATTATTAGCTAATAGCTGCAACCGTTCTGGTGTATATCCGGTATGACTCATCATGTTGTTGGCATTTGCCATTGCGTTGTCGAACATTTTCGGGTCAAAATTAAAATTGTTTTTAGCCAGTGATTTTGTTGGGTCTGGAGCACCTGAGATTGCCGCCATAATCAATCTGCTATCGTAAGGCAGTGGCTTTCCTATCTCCTCTTTACTCATGGCATTCATCAGCGCATACATAACGTTATGGTTATTTAAATCCAATCGATCATGCCTGCCTACCCCCAACCTTTGAGCAACTCTTTGAATGTACTCCTCGGTGTGATTATTATCTTTTTTACCGGGTGGTGCCCATTTTCGCACAATTAAATCGACGGATTGACGTTTAACGTTATCCGTCAAACCATTGAAGTAGCGCCGTAACTGCCAAGCGGTGCGCTCCAGCCCATCATAAGCGGTATTAAATTTAGCGAACCGACGTTCAGGGTGATCTTCTACTATTGCGCCCCTTTGTTTGGCAAATTCTATATTCAATGGGTTATTATTACGTTCACCTCGTGTTAGTCTTTCCTGTGATTTTTCAACTTTTTTATTTGGAGCAAATTTCTCGTCGAGAGCTTTATTAGCATCCTCTAGCGTCATTTCTTTACGCTGAACTTTAAGTCTTAATTGATCAAGATAGGCATCTCCTGTTGGTATATCTATCGTGGTTTCTGTAAAATGATAGCCTTGATGCTGATTACCCCATGTATTTTCTATCCCTAGTGCCTGACCTGCATCACCTAGGATGCGTTTTACATCTTTAACGTTAGAGTTCCATGACGATTCAGCGCCGGCTTTTATGTTATCCCAATCAGAATATAAATAATCTGCATACGCCAGCCAGCCCGCAGCGCGTAATATTTTAACTAAATTACCTTTACCTAACTGTGTGGATAGCTTACCCAATGTCCCTAGAACGCTGGTTAACCACTTTCCACCAAGAAACAATGCAAATCCCCAGAAGACATTTTCCCAACCACCAACAGCATCTTTAATTTGCAATATCCAATCTTTGATTTGCTTAATACCTTCCCCGAATTGCTTTAATGTCCCTTCCCATTTACTCCAGTCGATAAAACTATTTTTACCTTCTTTCCACCCTTGGTAATCGTCATACAGCAGGAACAACGCAGCTAGCAATGTTGTGATGATACCGATAGGTGAGGTCAGAAACCCTTTGTTCAGCGCCCACCATGCCGCCGCGACTAAACCAAAGGTTTTAATGAGTGTCTTACTTTCACCGTCTAGCCTGTCCCACCAGCCAATCAGATCTTGGATACCCTGAGCACCTCTATAGACCATCTGGCCGATTATCTCGGACATTTTCAGAATGGCGTTCACCACAGACATAATGACCTTTTCAATAGTCGGCCAATGTTTTAATATCAACTTGGTGAACTTCTCCACACTCGGCGTCAATATTCGGGCAAGTTCGCCGCCGGTCTTCTCTTTCGCTGATCGTATAACCAACCCGAATCGCGAAAACTCGGTCATAAACGCATTGGCGTGTTTGGCCGCTATTTCAGGGTCATAGCCAAGCGCTTTTATGATCATCTGGTAGTCAGACACATATTCGCCCACGCCACGGCGCATCGCCATGATGGTGTTTTCATCTATACCCAGAATGCTGGCGTACTGATTTGCCCGATATGTTGGCAGCGCCGACAACCGTTCTCCTATCAACGCGACTAATGACGCGGTATCGCGCAGATTGCCGTTGGCATCACGGGTCTGAATGCCCATGTTACGCAAGAAGCCCTCGCCACCCGGATTATTTCGTAGAAACTTGGCGACGCCCTCCAGCGAGGAGTTCAGCCCCTCAACACTGCCCCCTGCCTGACTGACCGCATAGCCCAGCGATTTGATCTGCTCTGCGGCTCCGCCTGTGCGTTGTGCCTGCCAGTAGAGTTTGTCTAGTCCATTGGCTACTAATGCAGTAAATCCAATTACGGAGGCCGCCGCGCTCTCCACGGTTGCACCTAATTTCAAAACATTGGCAGTGACGCCTGACAGTACCGCACTGAACTTCTTCGAATCAGAATCTTTGATATCAAAACCTAGCGATATCAAAAAATCTTTAATCACTTCTGCGTTAGTGTTGCTCATCTTTCCACCGTGCTACCAGTGCCTCGTTTTCGGCATCTACGTCCAATGCGTCATTCATCAGGGCGATATCGGCCAGATCGATATCACCATTCTTTAATGACTCGTATTTACACATACCGTTACGAACAGGACGCATTAGGTAAAAGCGCCCATTAGGAAGAGTTTCTAAATCTAGGCTGGGTTGACCAGGGATTACTCGCCGCTCTCTGGCAGTGCGGGAAAAAAATTACTGAGGGAATCTTTGATCACATGCCCAACAATTTTCAGCAAATCCAGCCCGTTGATATCGTCAAACATCAATTGCTGACCGCTGTAAATACCACTCCAAGCTCCGCTCGATTCGCGGCTGACCACAGACAGGCAGATATCATTAATCTCATAACGCGCCTCTTTACCTATTGAACGTACCGCCTCCGCCAGAGGAGCGATAAAATCTGCCATATCACCTAATGTTGGCGTACCGCTGACCGTGGGTTTTAACTGGTCAAAAATAGGTTTAAGCGCCGGAACAACAGGAAGTAGTGCCACTGCCAGATCTTGTTGCTGAAATGCGTTCAATTTACCACTACGGTATTTTTTACCGTTGATTTCGAATTCCATCAGAATGTCCCCAGAATAGTATCGATTTTGCCACAGTCAAAAACCCAACTGACTGTATTTCCTAATTTAGCGTTAGTAATGTCCGGTATTTTCTGGAACGCAACCGAGCGTGCCGTGTGGGTATCACCCGATGCTTTATTACGGATCAGAATGATATTGTTTCCCCATGTCGCCGAAGAAAATTGCTGAGCGTTGTACATCAGCATGAGCTTAGCGTTGGCGGGTGAGGTTTTCAGCAATGTGACTGTAATTGTCCCGGATTTCGTCGCTGCCAGAGAATGCATGACCTCACCGTCAGCCCCAACGGTCATGGTGTTTTTCGCCTCGGCCATTGCAATAACGATACCCTCCTCAGAGGTCGCTGCGCCATTAGCCAAATCGACCATACCGCCAATGCCCGTTATCGTGGCGGACACATCCAGAAATGAGAATGTAGCCATGTGATTACCTGTTTACGTTAATGATGACATCAGCAAAATGCACCGCACCTGCGAGTTTGATAGCGCATTGAATGACAGGTGCTTTGCGTTTTTCGCGCTCCGCCTGAACCTGTTCAGCAATGGGCTGAGCATAGGTGTAATAGCCCTTAGTCAGCATATCGCCCCTGTTCAATGCCCCGAATGAATCCCCACCCCAAATACCTGATGCAATCAACCCGTTGGTAACACCTTGCGCCAGTGACTGCTCGACGTTGGCTAATAGCTGGGTCACGCCCTCATCGGTCTGGGGGATTTTGGTTGTGCTGGTGTACATCAGGTTGTACAGATTGGTCTGGACATAGTTTTGTAGCCAATCCAGCCCGTGGCGTTCGTCAATGAACGTGCCATTTGCCATCACGCCCTCTTGGATAATGGCGGTATCGTTGTTGTAACGGACAAAGACGTTACCGTTTTTCGATCTCAGCGCATTGGCCTGTGTTGCGGTCAATAACTCAGCACTGATAGCGGGTTCCTGTTTAAATTTCAGGGTGATAGTGGTGCGGTTGCCCTGAAAATTCACCGTGAACATGCGACCAAATAGTGATGCCACAGCATAGGGTTGTGCTGAGTACTGCCACAGCGTGCGGTTAAGAAACGCGCCTTTGAGCTGTGAACCTATATTGGTATCTACATCAGAGTCGAGTACATCGGTTTTGGTGACTGTATGTCCGTAAATGCGAGAAATTGACGCCGATTCAATGTAGCGTGCCACACTGAGGACATCGCTGCCAGACAGCGAATTATCAGCGATAACCAGTCCATACCACGCGCTCGATGCATCGCCCAGCGCCGCTACTGCCTCGGCAATAGTTTCAGGCTCGGTGGAGTCGATAACCGTAGCGCCGGATATATCGTCCAGTTTCAAAATATCGCCAATATAGTTGCCACTGTCTGCGCGGGTGATGTAGCCTAGTTTCCCGTTTGTTTGCAATGTAACTACGAAACGTGATGACGTGCTGTCCCAGCGCACGGAGGCATTATTTTTCAACTTTTCAGATACACGTTCAGCGACACCATTGAGATTGGTCTCGTTGCCAAAATTGATCCCCGTAACGGCGGTTGATTTACCGTCAATGGTCAGTTTGAACGAGCCATCGGTAACCGTGGTAAATCGACCCATAGTCTGTTCGGGTTTGGTCAGGACGGCACCACGTATTGACGCAGTGACTGGATCTTTCGCCCAGCGTCCAATATACAGATCAACGGGCTGAGGTGACTGTGAATAGTACAGCGCAGCAGCCTGATACTCAGGGGTATCCATGCCAAAATCGGCGCCAACACCCTCAATATCAGTGTAATAACGCAACCGTTCATGCGTGTTGATTACGTCACTGGTGCCTACAATCAGCAACGAGCCAAAATTTCTGGCCGAAGCTGCACGGGGCGCCGTGTTTATTTTGACATTAACAATGCTAGAAATAGGTAAACCCTGCATGGGCTAATCTCCAAAGAATTTTACAGGCGCGTCGAGTAGTGATTTAACGCCGTACCGACGAACCGATTTGCGCCGCAATGTGACGGTAATGTCGTAGCGGCGTACCCATTGGTTATTAATGAGTTCAGGGAACGATGTGATGCGGGAATGTTTAACTACGGACAGACCTAATTGATTTAACTCAGCGTTGTTCTGACTCAGCGAAACGCCATCGCGAAAACGCGAGGCATACCACTGACTACGGGGACCATAGAATGAGGCTGAGCACTCGAATTCCTCATGTCGCCAGAGTTCCCCGTGTTCATCGGTTTGACTGGCGTATGCTGGATTATCGTCAGCGGGTAGCTCAACAATACCGAAACCGCACCAGTCAGCGTTGGCTGGCGGCTGTGCAATCGGAACAGGTGTCCAGCGCGGGCGAACCATACCATTTGGCAGCCCTGAAATACCCCGTAACCATTGACTGAGCCGCCGATCTAATTCCTCATCGTAGACGGGTTCGTTATCCGGCGTTAACCAGCCTGCCTGTTCTGAGGTGTTCATGGTGAACCCCCGTCAAATGGCAATAATTCACAGTGCGCCTGAGCAAATCCCGCACCGTATGCGGTATAGGGATCTACGGATTTGACGAGGTATTCACGGTTTTGATAGGTGACGATATCACCTGCGTGACCTGTTTCACCCGCAATCAACCGCTCAGTCGTAATAATCAGAATATTGCCCGTGACAGTTTGCCCCGACATACGGATTTGCGCCTCTACCGACCGGTCAACCGTCACGACACCCGCAAATTGACTGACGATGTCAATTGTTTTGGGGAATCCGTCTGCATCTACGCCAACCTGTCGACGACGATAGGTCAGTGAGGTATCGCAAAAATCAGGGTCGAATAGCACATCAGTGACATCCAATAATGGCATGTTATTTCTCCGATTTATCCCGAACCACATAGGTGATAGAACGACGGTATGAACCTGTGTCTATCAAGGGTCGAGCATTGGAATTATCCGGTGCATTCCCCGCTCGTCTATTTTCCAACTCTGATTTTGCCCCTTTACGCCCACGTCTGGCACGAGCGGCAACAGTCGGATCTGCCAGCGGCTCAAAATCATGCGTCGTCATGTAACGCTGCACGCCCTGAACCGCCAGCATCCCTGCTTTGTTTAGCGCTTTTTCTGCCTTATCCCGCTTCCCGTCCAGTACCGCTTCCGCTGCGATTTTTAACTGCTCAATAGTTTTATCCTCTACCGAACGCACACCAGGGCGAAGATGAGGACGAGGGGGGATATTCTGCGCAGGTGAACCGAATTCGTTGATGTAACCAATACCAGCGTTGCCGAACGGCACATCGTCCCGACTACCCTTTTCAGCGGGAACTCCCACCAGAACATCCCGATTACCAAGGATTTTCAGCGCTTCCAGAATAGAATTCGCTTTATCAACCCTGATTTTCAGGCCGCTTTTCATAGCTGGATACCTCCTGCGCCGAACATCATCAACAGTTCGTAGAACTCAGCGCCATAGCGTGTGTTGTTCCAGAATCCGGCGTCAGGATTCAGGGTTGCGCCTGTGTCGTAACTCACTGAAATCTTATCTACCGATTTGGACGAAACTACGCCGCTATTGGCTCCGCCTGTTCCACCCGCTGCTATTGACCGACTGTCCGCCGCCCACAGTGCCAGATAATGAGCCACCATCAATTCCACCACATAGCCGAACATATCCCCGAATCGATTTTCGTCTAACTGTTTATCAGCCAGATGTAATCGAAACTGGATTTGGGCATCGGGGAATTTGACGGTGTCAGCGAACTGAGGGAAGTCGGTACGGAAGTGTTTTACAGTGGGCAGGGACTTATTTTTTGTTGCCCCCATTTTTACCCCCGTTATGGGTCTGATTTGGTTTTGGGTCTTGCAAAATCAGCCCTGCAATTTGGTTGTCTCGCTCCTCCAATTGCTGTTGCAACTCAGCGATTTGGGTATCACGTTCAGCAATAATCCCCTGGAGTTCGACATATACGGACTCATGGTCAATGGGTGCCGTATTGTTAATTGCGTCGATAATTTCAGCATGAGCCTGTACGAACCAATGTTGGGCTACGGATTTACCGACATCATAGAGACCTACACTAAATGTTTCAGACTCTCCATTATCATGAGTGAATCGAAATGGCGTATGTACCTGAATTTTCATCATTAAATACCATCCATATAGTTCAGGGTTTCACGGTAAACCAATTCAACCGCACCCAATTTTCCGTAATAGGTTACCATCTGGTACAGCCCGCGATACTGGATCGGGATGCTCTGCAATGGCACCATAGGGAATCGAATGAATTTTTTGTCATTGGTGTAGGCAATTGCGCGGTCTTTACCCGCCGTACCCGCCCCTTTCGCCCATTTCACCGCACGGATATTCAATGGCGTACCGTTTTGATGGTAGGCAATGGTGTTGGTTTGCAGATATGTTAACAGCGACTGGTTACCCGCCGTGGATACAATAATTGATGAGAGTAATGCGTACTGCTCAGGCGGAATTAACAAATCAGTCGGCACCATCGTATAAGCAGAGTGCGCCCACGCATCGCTCAGTATTTGGTTGATACTCTCGCGGATTTCGTCTGGTGTAGACTGCGCCCACGGTTTACGTGCGTTGCTGAGATTGGCGCGTTTCTGGTTGAGCAGCCCCTGTAAACCCAGACTCGCATCACCGATGTAAACCTGTTCGTCGGTATCCATGTTCCATTTCAGGAGCATACCGTCATGTTTCTGAGAATCGATAGGCCGTCCAACCTGTTGTGCTGCGTTCAGTTCAATAATCGTCCATCCCAATTCCATTCCCCACAATGTCAATGGATGTCCGTCGCGTTCGATATTGACGTTGACGCCTGCCAATGCGGTAGAGTTGCCACTCACCCAATTTTTACCGTTCGGGTTAATAGATCCTGCGGCGGCAAATTGGGTATTTGTCCAGGTTGCCATCTCGTCGGCGATGGTCACATCCTCACGTAACTGGATATCGCGGCTATAAGTATATTGCACCAGCGGTAAGTTAATGGTTTGATCCAGTCGTTCCAGTTCGCCTATCAGGAACGTACCGCTGGTATCAATAGTGCGTTGGTCAAATGTAAATGGCATAATTTCCCTCAAATTTTATAAGAAATTTCGACATTACCGTCAGCGTCGCCCGCTCCGGTAAACTGTGCGTTGGGCAACACAATAGACTCACCATCTATCGCTACATTCAGGAAGCTACCCAATGGGCTGTTTTTGGTAGGTTTTCCGACTCGCACGTAAACCAACGCACCTTTTTTGATGCTGGAGGCGTCGCCGTCGAGTTTCACGATCATGTAGCCGCGTTTCAGGTTATCGCCAGTGTAATTGTTACCTGTGCCGATAATGTGTTCTCTGTCTGGCATACTAGTTGTGGGGTAGACACGAACATAAATCCCCTGGATTTTGTCTGCGGTATCCCCCTCCGCCAACGGTACGAAATACTCGCCGTCGTATTTTCCAGCCAGACCATAAGCGGGAAACAGGTTGGTTGATCTCAAAAAAACAGGTTCAACGGTCATGTCCTGTAGGCGTGAGATAGCCCCCGCGATACCCAGCGGCATACGCGTTAAATATGCTGTCATAGTATTATTTACTCCGATTTGCCCAAAATTCGGCATTTTGTTTATTCAGGTCGGCAATAGTGTTGCCAGATGATTTTTGACGGATGTTACTGTCGCCCGTTATCTGGACATTGCGGTTTTTTGCCAGCTCAGCTACGGCATTAAATGCAATATCCACAATGTGTTTAGGCAGTTTTTTGATTTCAGCATCACCCACAACGTTACGTACCATCGCCTGATCTGCGCTGACCAGTACCCGACGTTTAAACGCGGTTAATTTTGATGGTTGAGACAAATCAACCCCAGGTATAATTAGCTCAGCTTTATAGGCTGAATCACCCGTGATTTTTTCCTCTTTCTCATCTTTTTCTTCACCATCGTCCCTTGTCGGTTTATCTTTCTCAGGTTCCGTACCGTTATCGCCTGTTTTTCCCTCCAGCGCATCCAGACGCGAAAGGATCGCCTGCGCCCATGATGGGATATCAGTATCCGCCGTGCCACCGTTCATTTCCGGATCTGTGTTCGGTAAAGGGTGTTGAGGGCTGATATTGATGTTAATCGCCTTGGGCGCCTTGGGCACTTCGCCCGTGCCTTCATCGCCAGTGACAGATTCAGGTGCACTGTTTAATGCTTCTTCCATTGCAGCCGAATCTTTGGTTTTATGCGCTCGTTTTATGCGCTGATACCATTTTTGTACTGTAGTAGACATACTATCTCCAATTGAACAACGTGAACCGGCGCGGCCTTCTTGCACCAGCGCCACATGATTACCTGTGATTTGATACTGTTCGGCTTCTCCCTTGACGGTTTGACGATATTCAGCGTTGTAGCCACATGAGACCTCATCAAATCCCGAATCTATCGCAGCCATTGCCGCGGGGTCTTTGATAACCAGATCTGCTAACATTAGGTCAGACTGCTCCCCCGTACCTCGCCTGACATTTTGAACATGACCGTAGGCCAAATCTCGCCAGTTATCGGGGTCGACAAACATGATGTTGCCGTTGTCGTCCTCCGGATGTTGTATCGTGACCGTCATCCCCTCAAACGACGCTATTGTCGACTCGCTGAAAACCTCTGCCGGCGAGCGATCCACTACAATCTCGCCGTCGTTATCTGGTTCTAAATCAGGCAAATCAAAATCTGCATAAAGCTGTGTGCCCGTTCTGGCAATCGGGACGTCTTTACACAACAGGGAACCGTCCGCCAGTTGGTAACGGGTGTTACCCAGACGGGTAGTAAAGAAATATTTCATATTAACATTCCGGTATCACAACTTCGCAGTAACAACGACAATTAGGCAGTGTGCCTGCGTGTCCTGTCAGTCCGTCCAGTGTCGGAGGTTTAGCCCATTCAACGAATTGCCCCTCCATTTTGTGATGAGAGTCACGGGCATCACCATCAGCCGTGCGCCAGATATAACCTGTAGAACCTATGGATTGTGCCCGTGACTGCGTAAGCGCTGTCTGTGCGCTGCCAATTTCTGTTCTGGCAATGAGTTTGGCTCTGGATAACGCCACCTCGCCAGTTTTAGCTATTTCCTGTGCAAACGGTTCATGCCGACCGCCAGTAACAACCGCCTCTATTGCCCTGTTGTGAATGTCATACACCCGATCCGCTGCCTCGATAGGTAGTGATTTGATGTATTTAATTTGCTCATCAACAATTGAACGCATCACGTGACCAACGGGGGTGTTGTTCACTAAATGGCGGAGTTCGAGGCTAATTAGCTGACTACGCTGGCGCCACTCGTTTTCGTTATGGCGATTTACATCCAACGCAAAACGTTGTGCCACCCGTTGCGCCCACGGTGTAATTAACTCGCTGTAACTGTCCAGTGCGTCCATTATTTCCGTGACAGAGTCATTAGAACCATCGTAAGCGCCCGCGACGATGTCGCCTACCGCCTGCGCTATCGCCCGTAGACTGGTTCGATACTGAGTTTCTGCCTGACGTGATCGGCTCAATGTTGTTAATGTCGAGTCTCGGCGGCGGCTCGGTTTCTGCATCATTGATATCCTCATCTGATATTGAACCCCCAATACCCGTAACATCCGCCATTTCGCGCAGATCGTTCATGGCGGATTTCAGGTTCATCATGCCCCCATCGAGCGCGCCATTCAGTGCGTTGACAGTATTCACTGCAATTGTGGAGCGGTCGAGGTCTGACATTTGCCACAGCGGGTTAAACTCAAATGTAAAATCCTCTGGCAATGACTGTCCGAATTCAGAACGATGCATTACGTCCAATAGACGGCGGATAGGTTGACGTAACCGCCGCTCCTGTTGGGTGCCGATATTGTCGTAATAATTAGCTAGATCAGCATCTCCGGTAGAAAAACCCTGCGGTGACTGACCAAACAAACGTACCAGTGGAATACCCACCGCGCCTGATATCTGTTCGGCAAACTGCGCCAGCACATTATCCAGACCACTGAACGAATATTGATGGGTTTCAAACACATCGGTTTTATCCATCAGTGTCATACCCTCGTTGCTCTGGAACTGGCGGATCATGTCCATGTGTTTGAGCAATGCATCCAATCTCGCACCGCCCATCGCAATGATTTCTCGCAATTTGTCTATACTGTAGGTTCTGAGATGCGCCTTATAGACCAACTGCGCCGCGCCTGTTGTGGCGCTATCGAATGCCGTGAGCCTGTCGTAAATGCGTTCAACAACCGACATGCCCCATTCGTTTTCAGTCTGCGCCTGTTGATATGGCAGGGTTACCCCATCGAACCTAATCAGGCGACTGTGATGGAGCTTCCATGCGGGGATACCTCGCCCTGTGTTAGTGATCTGGTAAAACTCTGGCTTGCCTAGGTCTTTCCCTATGTCCTTGATACGACGGTTCAAATCAGGCTCAACTTGCCAGCGGTCTAGGGGTAATACCCCTTTGAACTTACCTTTACCGATAGTTTCAGGACGTAGCGGAGTGAAAGGGGCTTGTCCTTCAATCAAAATTAATCCTACTGCCCCGCCATAGAGCCGTGACCATTTTATGATGTTGTTCAAGTTTTCCCACAGTTCCAGCTCGTCGAACAAAGACTCCAGCACGCCACGCGCTTTGGGGTCTATTTCAGATGTGATCCGAATGCCCTTGCGCGTCATATCATCGGCTACTGAGTCCACCGCCGCCCCGATAATCCAGGACGAACGGTACGCGTTTTCGATCAGCATCCGGTTACGACTCGTCCAGTTTGGACGATAGGTAGATGCGGCGTGCTGGTTCGGGGTGTGCATCCCAACACGGGCGAGCATATTCTCGTAACTATCCGCTGTGGGCTGTAATTTGCGATTTTTCGCCATTAGCTACCTCGTCCTAATAATTCCCATATTTCCATTGAGATATCCATCGGGGCGTACAAGATCATGACCGAGTCAGCCAGATTGGGGGATTTTGTCCCGTCTGGTTTTTTATCCACAACAATTTTCCCGACTCCGTTTACCGAATAGGTAGGCTGCGATAATTCCATGATTAGTTTGTCTTTTAGCGGTATTTCACTAGAAATGGATATCAGTTCATCGGGATCATAAAAACGCCCCTCGCTCACTGCCCTGTGGGTTTTCTGGAACCGCGTTCGTAACGCCCACCAGCCCTGAGCTTTGGCATTGGCGAAAAAGTCCTTATTTAGTCTTGGTTCGCTGAATGCGTCCCCTGGCACCGCTTCACCTTCAGGGTCAAACATGGCACCACTACCGCGAAAAGGTGTTGCTGTTATGGGATTCAATCTCAATGTTTTGCGTTGTTCGTTGATAATACGGGCATCACCCCGTACACCTGCGCCCAGCCCGTCAGAGTCAAATCGAAACGAACCTAGTATATTCTGCTCACACCAACCAAAGACCGTTTCAACTGAGCCGAATATGTCAGAGCCTTTGCCTGACCATTCTTTGATGCCCTGCATCAGGAATCCATGCCGCCAAGCAAAGGCGTTTTTATCCTTGCCCTCGTCGGCTACGTCCATCGCCCCCATGCGAATACCCGTTGGTTGAATACCGAGTTTGACATGTGCATCAATCGCAGATTGCACCCACTCGGACGGGATCAAAATGCCCTCAACAGACGCCTGATAGTTGATATCAACCTCCTGCGCCAGTGTCACAGGATCAAGTTTTTCTACCTGTTTTGCATACCATGCATCATCTTTGCGCGGGTCATCGCGCCAGTGGAATGTAAATACCTGAATATTGCCACTGTGACGCCGTTGAGCGAATGAGTTCGCCATACCGTTTGGTGTTGAAACGTCCTGCCGACAGTTAGTTGTGGCCGATAATGACGCATCCACCAGCTCAGGACGTTCAAGGAAAGCCGCCTCATCCACAAAATAAAACGAAGCGCGATCACCACGCCCGATACCATCGCCCGCCTCGCCCGTCATGACCGAGTCAGTATCAGGGAACAAAATACGCATGTGAGGTGCGTGTTTGCGAATATCCCACGTACCGCGGAATTCGGCGGGTAACAAATTGATAAAATTCCGCGCCTTATCAAATAGTGATTTGGGCGAGCCGAGTTTATCCACGTACTCCTCTTTGCGAGAACCAAACCCCGCGGCAACACCCCGATTGAACAGACAAATCGAGCTAGCCGTGGCAATGGTCAGCCAGCTAATGCCCATATCACGGGTTTTTTCGGTGATGCCTGGCTCCTGAGTTCGCCAGCACTCCATGAACCAATCGATCCACTCCTCCTGCCGAGGGAACAGAATAAACGGGATACGGGCTGGTAAACCACGCTCAACGTTACGTGGGTCTACCGTCATGCCCCAATCGATAATAAATTGCCCTGGATTATCGCGGTAAAATGTCCGCATCGCGGGTAGTAATGTTGGATTCTGGCGAATACGCTGTAATCGTTCCATCCGCCACTCGAATACCGCGTTATAATCGGGGTTACGAAAATCAAACGGAAACGGAACCGGCATAATCACCCCATCATTTTTTTATAGGCAGCCTCTGCCTGTTCGGGTGTCAGTTTAGCCACCTCGATTGGGCCATCATTTGCCCCCGTCAGTTCGTTTTTCACATTCTCGCGGAATGCCTGAACAGAGACGTGTTTACCCAACAGTTCGAGGTTTTTGACTTTGTCCGGCCATTTGATTTTTTTGAGGATACCAACCACATCTCGCTCGTCCCCCCGACCCTCGAAAATCTCAGCTAGGTTGAGTCCGCTGAGATAACGGCGCCATGATTCCGGCCAGTGAGATAATGGTTTGATACTGAGATCCTCGTCCAATATGTCAGCCACATCCATCTGGTCGATTTCAACGAGGCGTCGCAGGACGTAGTTAGCATCAATGCCCAACTGTTTGTTGCGCGCCTGTTTCAGCTCATCAATATGCTGAATAATATAGGGTTTTTGCATCTGCTGATACCCTATTTCACTGGCGCGTTTGGGGCTATATCCCGCTCTAATTGCTGCCTGAGTTACGTTTAAATCGACCAGATACTCACGGCAAAACATTTTTTGTTTTGCGGTCATTTTTCTGGCCATTTTCTTGGTTCCTTAAAAAGAAAAAACCACCACGGGATGTGATGGCTTGGGGTTTAATTTGGTGGAGTTACACCTGATTAAAAATTACGGTGCGAGACACTGCGCCCTAACCTACTCCTGCCACCCCAGTATCATTTGTTCTGAGGTGGTAATTGCCATCTTATTTAACCACTTCTACCGTAGCACCGCTTTCATTAGTGATATAAAGCTGATCGCCTTTGTAGAGGAATTGGTATCCACCTCCGCCCAATTCTGGAATTTCTGGGAATGTCGGGCTGGGAATGTTTGAACAGACAATTGCGATACAATCATCAATGCTCACGCCTTCGCGGGTTACACTGAGTGAGTGCTCTTCTTCCACAACCTGTGTCATTTCTTCATCTGAATAGGAGGGTGGGATAAACTCAATGACATCGGGTGTTTCAATACCGAGTTCTTTTGTTAATTCAAATGCCTGTTTCCACTGAGGCGAACCAATACGAGCAATAGTAATCTCTTTGGTTTCATACAATGATGTAGCGTTTTCAATAATCTGTTTAACTGTGAACATTGTTTCTTTTCCTGTTTCTGATAATAAAAAACCCCTGATTACTCAGAGGTTCGTTGGCATTCAGCCCTAACATATTCCTGCAAATATCTCAGTTTTGCCCTGTCGTTGATGATGCCTTCTCGGATATCGAGAACAGCTTGTCCAGTTTCTCTACTGAGTTCGACGGTGGTTGCATTGACCACGCTGCCGGAGGTAACGGTTTTAGACACGGAGGGGCAGGCGGCTTGGATGCGCAGCTTGCGACGACCAGCGGCAACATCAGCCCGAAGAGTGTCAATTTCAGTCTTGGCATGGGCGAGTTCCTGAGTGTGACGGGTATCTAGTTCATGCAGCATGTTGATGTGAGTGTTCTGGTAGTTAATTCGGTCGGTCAGTTGCTGAATCTCGATTGTCTGGCGATTATTGGTTGCTTTCTGCTCCGAGTATGCGGACAGGTAATAAAACGCCTCGAATGTAGATACCGCTGTCGTGATAATCAGAACAATGATCGTATAATGAGTGAGTGTGAGTTTCATTCTTTCTTCACCCAATGCCCACCGCCCCATGTCACAGGGTTCCACCATTTGGCAGTGGAGATCCACGTTTCCACTGAATCGTAATAACCTGCAAATTCGCCACAACGTTCACAAAAACGACTATGAGGGCGACGATTTTCAAATCCAGCACCAAACGGTGCCCATGGGTGTATTCGATGACAGTTATTGCATCGCACCAATTGACAATAATTACTCATCATCCAGCCCCCAACATGTTAACTCAGATTCCTGAGCACGCCGCTCTACCTGACCGTAACAACCGTTCGCTTGGCCTTTGGTCTGCCTGCAATCTTTACCACCGTCAAATATCCAGCGCTGGATTTCAGCACAAGCCCCGCGTTTGTCTCCCGCATTTAACTTCCGGTAGAACGTCGAAGAGACACATTTACCGGAACCAATGTTATACGGGCAAAAACTGGCAATGCCTGCGATCTGAGGTTCAGTCAGCGGAACTTTGACATGGCGTTTTACCCAGTCAATAGCACGTTGTGATTCAAGCTGATTTAATTCGTCACACTGTTGAGTAGTTAGTCTCATACCCTGACGAACGGGAACGCCATCTATCCGAGTGATACCACGGCAAATCGTCCAGATGCCGCCTGCATCCCGATACGCCGATAACCAATTACCCTCTTTTTCGTCCAGAAACTGAGAGAGAATAGCTGTGGCACCCGCACCAGAAAGTAACAGGCCAATGACCGCAGCTGTTAGCTTACTCGTCTTTTTCACGTCTGTTGAACTCCCTGTGTTTGTAGTACCAGTTCACGGCAAAGGTGCCTACCGTGCAGATAATACCTACGATAATTGCCCAATCATTCAGCGATAGAGCACCCAGCATTGCAGTAAAAGCGCCCCATCCGTAGGCAGAGGGGCTGGTATATTTATCCATACGCATATTTCCACCCCATCTGAACAATGGGCGTCCGTGGGGTGAAATAGGTTACCCCTGTGAGTTGTAGTGAATAAGTTGCCCTCAGAATTGAGGGCGGTAGATACGCAGTGCGTACTGATAGCAGGTCATGCCTGCATGATTTCAGATGTTAAATTGTGATCCTGCCAATATGAGCGTTTGCGGTCGGCTGGAATAGGTAAATCCGCAACGCACCCAACGTTTTCTCGGTAGTTGGCGACCAAATATGCCATTAGCTGACCGCTCACCCCATTTATCCGTCGTAATTACCCCTGTGTAGCGGGATTTTAACAATTGTGAGCGGTCAACGAATAGCACAGATAATTTGTTAAAAACAGCGCCTATTTAACATAATGGTTGTTACGCGAACATGCGATTTTCAACTCAACCAAAAATGGCTGTCTACGCCTCAAAAGCAGCAATCTTCTTACTCATAATAGGCTGATTCTAGATATAACATTTTATTAACAAATCGCCACTATTGGGGTTCAGTCAAATCACGATGTCTAAGCGTTGTTTTTCCATGTTTCCAATTTTCAGCCAAAAAGAAAGGCGCTCTAAATTGAGCGCCTTTTCTCAGGATATAAAAAACCATTTCTATCACAATAACACATGTTTTGCGCAGCGCACTAATATTTAGCGTCTGATTGATTGCTTTTTAACCGATACATCCATATCTAATTGAATTCCCAGCATATCTAGACAACCAGCGATAAAACTCTCTGCGACCTGCATTCGGTGCCGTACCAGGCTCTCTGATACATACGCGTCGCGGGCTATTTCCCGTTTAGAACGCCCGCGTATGTAATGTTGTTGCAGGTATTCCAGCTCCTCGCTCTGGCCTATCGCCTGGAGTCGTGCCACGCACAAATCAACGATTAGCCCGTCCTCGTCGCTGCATGTCAGCCGATTATCCCCGTTCGCTGGCAGCAGGCCGCTAAAACCAGCAGCAATTGGCGACCAGCCAACGTTGGTTAGATTTGACGACCATCCACCCCATCGAACTAAAACTTGTTGAATATCGCGCATAGAATTTTGTCCTGTAGTTTCGTGTATCCAAAAATTTTTTACTGGAAGCCGTCGCGCGTAAGCGCCGGTGTGCTTAATAACGTGGTTAAATCCTTTTCCACAATCTGCGATACGGCAAAATATACGCACCCGCCCCCCACGGACTGGCTCCTTCATGCGCAAAATCTCTAACTATATGGAGCTTAGGTGATCTTACAGGGGTTCTGTACAGCTTAGATCGTTTACTATATCCACCGCCAAAATCTGTCAAAGGCACATCAAGATAGAAAGTACTAAACTTAACAGGGAGGACATACCCATCGCCGAGCCAAAAATATACTTCCCCCAAATTGGATGCATGAATCCATTTTTCCCAATTTTTAGGTGTTATCCGACTTCCATAAACATCATCTCGCGGGAGTAATAGCCAGCAAATGCTAATTCCTCTTTGGCTATATTCTGTCGTTCTCTTAGCTAGCGTATCAATATCTATCGAAGATCTTTGGACTTCAAATACAACCCGTCTACCGTCAATTCTCGCGTACACATCAGCTCTCACTGTTCCAAAAGATTTTTCCAGCTCAACCTCAGTAACAGTGTCATCAGCCATCAGTACATCAAAAAGTTCCAGCTTAGCCTCTTGGTGAGCAAGAGTTTCGCCTTCACCATAGGCACAGGTTACTGGTGATTTATGCGCAAAATGATGAATAACCTTTTTCCCCTTTTTCAAGATGACAAGTTGCCTACATTCCGGGCAAATAAACTCTCCAGGTTTTTGGGCATCTCTTGCAATTATGATCTTATCGTTTTGTAGTGCAGTTAACATTTCACCCTCTCCAAATTTATTTTCTAAACCGGAGTCATTTTTACCGTGACACCCCTTCTAGCGTGACACGTGACACCCCTCTATAGAGGGGGTTGTCACGTCACGCTGTCGGATTAGGGCTTGAATTTTTTGTCACGTTATTTGTCACGCCTTAACGTATTGATAATACTTTAATTATTTAACTACTGTTTCAACTGTCACGCTACTTGTCACGCTAACAATACAAATTCGTAATTTTTCGTTGTCACGCTATTTGTCACGCCATTTTTGATTAATATTTAATCTTTTGAACTTTCAATTGTGATTGGTGGAAGAAATATTTCCTCTTTCTCGTCCTTGCAAAGATACCCACCTTCAATTGATCGTTTTAAGGTGGTACGGAAACTGGACTCTTTTCCCTCGCCATCAATCCACTGTTTTCTGAGTTCTGCCCGCGCAATACGTCCACCAGCATTTTCAACAAGACTTACGATAATTGCGTTATTACCTGTTAAGCCCTTACTGGCACTTTCATCATCAAAAGCGCTAATAATTTCAGCCATCGGAATATCTTCAAATACCCGCTCTGTTGTAAGACGAACGGGGGCATAAATTTCACCCTCTGTACTCGTATATTCGTTATCAAAGGCCTCATTTTCGGCGATGACATAATCGGGTAGATCAACTATTGGAACGTTGTAGCTTGCAGTTGGTTGGGTAGGCCCGGTACGTTGCTTTTCATTTACCAGATTGACTGAATTCTCTATACGGTCCACCCGAATAACTGCGTCCACATTGGCAAACGCGGCAGAGGAACCACGCATCCCTTTACTGCCATCTTTTCCGCTGTGATGAACCACTACAACAGCCGCCCCTGATCCTGTTGATACTCTGGTAGCTCCCGCCATAAAACGTGCCATGTCTCCGGCACTGTTTTCATCACCGGAAGTCATAGACTGGGATAAGGTATCAATAACAACCATTCTGACAGGATGCCCGGAAGCGTTGATAATGCGCTTAATCTCGTTTAATAATGCATTGACCATTTTAGGATCGGCCAAATCAACAGCACGAGGTAATATATAGAAGTTCTTGACTGGCCTACCGCCATTAAAACGATCTGACCATGCACCTACACGGGGATAAATAGAACTACCACCTTCCGCCGCGATATATAGAACTGCACCGCCTTTTAAATTACGCCCTGCCCATCGGTGCATCATTTCGGCAATTCTTAGAGCAATAGAAAGTGCCAAATACGATTTGAAAGCGGAAGACTGACCATATACAGCAGTCACGCCTTCCGGTATAAGGCCTTCAACAATAAAACGCCCCGGTTTGCCATATCCGCCCATATGAGGCTGTGATATCGGTAGTTCCACATCATCTACAATAACGCCAGGATTCACCCATCCACGATCTTGAGCCTGTTTAAATATGGCAGCATATCCGGTTCTATCTGCGGTCAGATGTTCCTGCCATTTTTTTTCGGTAACTTCATAATCATATTTATCAGATGTTGCGGACCAATCATGCCAAAGTTGCTTTGCTTCATCTTCAAATTCACTGTCTTTAAAAAAAGACAGACGATTACCCATAGCAACCCATGAGCTATAGCTTTCAGCCTGTGGTAGTATGTTCACAGACCATAGAGCACTTCGCAGATGCTCAAAGGTATGTTGGTTAACTTTATGTAGCTCTACTACTCGGTCAAGATCTTCGCAGTTGTCTGCTTCAACCAGCTCACTTGGTTCAAATGCTTCTGAGTCAAGTGAAGCTGGCGTATTCGGTGCCAGCATTAAATCAACATCTACTACCGTACCGTTAAAATTTCTACTTATAGCGTTTTCATCAGGTGCAAACACCATATGTGACGGCTCATACACAGAGCGATCCCACTTAACCGGTTTATCATCTAATAATTCATAGCAATCCATTATCTCGCGTTCTATCTGAGGCCCTAAGAGTTGATACTCCGTAGCAGATACATCTCGCGATAATAGAAAGCCAATCCGCCAACGTTGTTCGTTATTGGCAGTCGGGTGTTCATGACTGGCAGTGGTATATGCAAAAGATTGGTACAATTTCAGGACAGTAGCTATATTATTCCAAGCTGATAAAGTACAACCATCCATATCTAACCATAGGACTCTACGTTGCCCCGCATTCAATGCGTTACGCCCTTTCAGCGAATCAAGCATCGCCCCCCAGATATAATTCAACAGCGCCTTTTTCTTACGTACTGTTGAAATAGGATCAGAGGGTTTAATACCAACAGTCTTACGTAAAGCCCAGATAGCTTTCTGGTATTCCACAAAACTTTCCGCGACCTCAGCTACCGGACGGTTGTCTTTAGCCCCGTAGCCAACAGAGTAATGAATCTTTTGTTTTTGGTCTGACATATCGCTATGCCTTATAGTTAGTTATATGCGACACATATAAATTGCTGATAGCGGATGCGGTTGACATACGGGGATCAGTACTAACCCCCGTTAAAATTCGACTAAGCGATGACTGACTAACACCTGTGAGTTCAGATAACTGTGCTTGCGTGTATCCTGAATTAACCAGTTTCTGAAGCATTTCTTGTAATGAAAGTTTAGACATGACACGATTCCTTTATGATGAGATAGCATTAGATTAAGCAAAAACGCAAAATCATTCAATCCTCTATTGCATGAATAATAAAGATAGAATATGCAATAAAGGATTGCCTGTTTGAATTACAAAATATTTAGAGGCTAAACAGAATGGCGCTAGAAGCAGATACACTAAACAAAAACATCAAATACTTGATGCTCAAGCATGATATTGGCAGCGTAACTGAATTGTCTAAACGGGTAAAAATGCAGCAATCAACCCTACATAGAATGATCACCGGGGAAGTTAGAGACCCTAAGTACACAGTTCTAAAGAATATTGCTGATTTTTTTGGGGTATCTCCAATTGATTTAATTGAATGTGATTTGCAGGCATTAAAACCAACAACCATCGTAGAAATAGGTGATGAATACTACCCTCACAATTTCACTAATATTCCTGTCCGCAGAGACATAGTTATTAATGATACTGAAGAGCATCTCGAAACTTCCACAAATGAAGAAGACAATAGTTATTTACGTTGGCCGTCATATGATAAAGATGTATATGCCGTAAAATGTAAAGGTACATCACTAATGCCACGTATAAAAGATGGGGAATATGTGGTCATTGAACCTAATCAAAAAATATCACCAGGGGATGAAGTATTAATCATATCTACGGATGGTAGCGCTACTGTTAAAACATTTCTGTTCGAACGAGAAGAGCAGTATCATTTACTCCCTCTCAATGAAGATCACGCCCCTATACGTTTCCCAAAAAACACAATTAAAACACTACATTATGTAGCTGGGTTAGCAAAACCCAATCTCATAATAAAATAAAAACATATAAATCAATAAAATACATCAGGCCGCAAAAAAGCGGCTTTTATTTTTGATAAATTAATGCGTTTTAGCATTGACAAGAAGATGCACTTCCGACTATAAATGCAATAAGGATATTTAAATGCATTTTCGCAAAAATAGAATTAACAACCCGCTCTTTAACAATTTGGAAAGTCGGAACAGCACACTACCTACTGTTTAGACCCCTACGCATGAAATGCGATGTACCATCAAGCGCGATCCGGTCGGTGGGAAGATTAGCCCCAGAAAGGGGCGCGAACGGGCAACACTGGCAGTAGGGTGTGTGCGAGCGCAAAAATCAACTAAGAGGAGGAAAATAATCATGCTTTAGCAAAGCGGATAGACCGAAGTTTAACTTGAAGCTGCTGTTATGAAGCAGCCCCGAATCTCTATAAGGGAGCCAGAAGCAGGTCGAACTGCACACGCGCTGGTGAGGGTTAATGAGGAAGAAGACGTGCCGGTAAAGCAGCAAGACAGCCAAACTTGCACCGGTTATCAGCGGCAAAGATGCCACTGGAGGATAAATAATGCCTAAACACATTCACGCCGATTTAATCATGGAATACGCTAAATTAGCTCAGGTGACTGATAAACCGTGGGAATATTTTGAAGTGTTAAATGACAACGCCGACGGATGGAGTTCTTTCGCGGGTGAATTTTATTTTAATGTAGCCAGAAAATACAGACTAAAACCCCGCGCTATCAAAATCGGGGATATCGAAGTTCCTGAGCCAGTGAGGTATACGCCCTCACGCGGAACTGAATATTTTGTTCCCATAACTACTCGTGGGACTTTATGTGGTGGTTGTGTATGGTTTGGTGATGAATTTGATTTGATGATGTTAAAAACAGGGCAAATACATTTAGACAAAGAATCCGCCGAGCTGCACGCTAAGGCGCTCATTAGTCTGACCCAAAAATAACCCAACCTCAGAAATCACTAATCGTTTTCATTAGCGAGGGATTTTTACGTGCGTAATAACATCCACGACGCAATGGCCGTTGTGCCAACACACCCACCTGCCCATTTTAGTGGGTGTGCTTTTTGATATGTAAAAAACGTTATGAAACCAAAAATAATGCCTGTTGGTAAATACCCAATAAACAATGCCGTTCGCCGCCTGCGCTGGCAACGGAAACTCGAAGAATTACAACGCAATCCTGCTAGCAAATTCCCAATTACTCTGTACTCATAATAAAAGGGCTGGAAAAAATGAGCTTAGAAACATCTTTAGATAAAAATAATGAGCTGTTAGAGCGGAAAACCGCACTGTTGGAGCAGCAAAACTCACTTATTGAACAACAAAATACCCTGAATACCTACCAAGCTGAACTATTGGTGCAACATAACGAGCTAATGGCGCAATTTGTTTCGGCATTGGCAATCTTTAAACCAAACATCCCTGCCGCAAACGACGATCAGTCTATTGTGGCAACCGTCGAACAACCCGCCAAACCGAAAAAATCCAGTGTTAAAAAAGCTGTAGATACCACTCCGGTTGATATCGAAACGCTGGATTTGGAAACCGTGGTCGCCATTGCCGTGTTGTTCAAAAATGACGCCTACAACCTGACCGCCGATAAACTGGCTCAGGCCAGAGCCGTTATTGATGGTATTGGTGAAGCTGAACGTAACGGACAGGTAGATGCATTGGATTGTGCGTTACAGGGGTTACCAGAACTAAAACCCCTGACGAACGCCGTTATTTTAGATCTGTGTCTGGAAATGGTAGCGAATTGGGATGATATCCCTGGCATTACTGAACGTCGTGAATTCGCGGTGGCACTGTTGAACGAGGGTAAACAGACCACTGAGCCAGAGCCAGAGCCAGAGCCAGAACCAGAGTTTTATGCAGCGCTTTATGACCAGACTCAACAAGCGTTACTACGGCTAGCGAAAGGCGGCTATCGTAACGAGGCAACAGGTATCGTACATAAATTTGGTGCCAAAAAATTAGGCGATATCCCCCAAGAAAAACTACCAGAGGTATTGAAATTGGCTGAGGCCGCGTGGGTGGAGGAATAACCATGCCAGAGGTACACGCAAAACTCTCACCCTCATCGGCTCATCGCTGGTTGCGCTGTCATGGCAGCCTGGCGATGGAGGCGGGATTACCGAACACTGAATCACCGTTCGCACTGGAGGGCACCGCAGCCCATGCCCTCGCTGAAACTGTATTACGCAACCGTCAAGACCCGACGCTGGCGGGTAAACCGTGCACTATAGGGCAAACTACCGCCGAATATTTAGGGCAAAACGTTCTGCTGAAACCTGACACACCCACGGTTGACGAGGAAATGGTGGAGGCAGTAGGCGAATACGTTGAAACGGTGTGGGGACTGGCTCAGGGTAATGAGTTATTAATTGAACAACGCGTCGATTTTTCCGAGGTGATCGGTGTTGAAAATTCATTCGGCACTGCTGACGCGATAATCATCAACGGCAATGAGCTACAAATCCACGACCTGAAATATGGCAGAGGTGTACGGGTTGATGCTGAGCGGAATGAGCAGTTGACGTTATACGCCCTCGGTGCTCTCGACCAGTTCGATATGCTGTATGATTTCGACACGGTGCGGTTATTTATTCACCAACCCCGATTACACCATGTGTCGGAATGGACGGTCAGTGTTGATCAGTTGCGAAAATTCGGGGAATACGCCAGAGAGGCCGCCGCATCGGTCATTATCACGTTCAACATAGCACAATGCGATGGGGTAGAAACACTACCCGCTGACAGTTTTGCCCCAGGTGAAAAGCAGTGCCGTTTCTGCAAGGCCAAAGCCAATTGTTCCGCATTATCAGAATATGTGCTAAAAACGGTCATCGATGATTTTGTCGATCTGACGCAACCATTAGAGCCGCAGATAGAAAACGCCATTGAGCAAATACCTAGTTACAGCAACCTAACACTAGCTGTCAAATACGCACAGGTGGATTTTGTTGAAAGCTGGTGTAAATCCATCCGCGCTCGCGTCAACGATGAGCTGAATGCGGGTCACTCTATCCCTGGGTTTAAACTGGTCGCAGGTAAACAGGGTAACCGAACGTGGAGTGCTGAGGCAAACGCTGAGGAAATGTTAAAAACATTCCGGCTCAAGCAAGACCAAATGTATTCCCAAAAACTGATCAGCCCTACCCAAGCCGAAAAACTGCTCAAGAAAGACAGTCCTCGCCGATGGGCAAAACTGGAACCACTTATTGTTCGGGCTGACGGTAAACCTACCGTCGTACCGGAATCAGACCCGCGTCCAGCATTAGACATTAACCCTATCAACGATTTTGACGACGTATCGGATGATATGTTCGTTTAATTACACATCTAATCAATAAAGAGAAATAAACAATGAAAATTAAATTACCAAATGTACGTTTGGCATTTCCTGATTTATATGAAGCGACCCAAGTCAACGGCCAAGGCGATTATAAATTTCGCTCCACTTTCCTTATTCCAAAAGAGCGAACTGATTTAATTAAACAAATTGAAGCCGCAATTTTAAAAGTGGCTACTGATAAATGGGGCGCTAAAGCTGAGGGTATTATTAAAAGTATTCGCGGAAATAACATGCGATTTAATTTCCGTGATGGTGATGATAAACCCGATTATGACGGCTACGCGGGCAATATGTATATTTCCGCCAGTAACAAAGCAAGACCACTGGTAATTGATCGCGACAGAACGCCACTCACTGCGCAGGATGGACGCCCCTATTCCGGTTGTTATGTGAATGCAACTATTAGTATTTTCGCCTACGAAAACAACGGCAAAGGCATATCCGCTTCACTGTCTGGCGTCCAGTTCCTGAGAGACGGTGACGCATTCGCGGGCGGCGGTGTTGCCTCTGTGGATGATTTTGACGATATCAGCGAAGGGGCTGATGCCGAAGCGGACGTTTTTAGTTAACGAGGAATTGACCATGAGTTGGGCAGAATATCTTCGCCAGCAAGAAAAGCGTCGAAAAATTTGGCAAATAGCCACGCCCGAAGATTTCGAAGACCTAAGCGAAAACGACGGCTAATAAATATTGCCCCGTTATTATGCGGGGCTTTTCTTAAGGTAAAAAAACCATGACACAGAAAACACTAACCAAAGATATAAAAAGTGAAATTGTTAAAAAGGCACTGACAAAAGCAGGTATCTTCGAAAAAGAAGAGCAACTTTATAAAGACCGTGCGGATTGGGCTGAAAAAGTAAGAATAGAAGCCATCGGCTGCGCAAATATGGATTCAGGGATAAACGATATTATTTCAGAAATAAAAACACTGGCTAATAAAATACCTGAGTCTATGCGATTAGATGATTTTCCGGTACGTGAATACTGCTATATGGAAATTAACTTAGCAGGTAGTCGTGTTGTTGCATATTTCAACGGAGCACGCGAACGGTATTATGACAGACGGGAATACATATATAAAATAACGCCCAAAACGACCACATTATTAGCCGATAATCCGTTGGTTAATGAATTCTATGAACTGGAAAAACGTCATGAAGAATTAAATAACCAGCGGGACGATATTACTAATAATGTAGAAGCCGCATTATTAAAGGTTCGCTCTGTAAAAAGGTTATTAGCCGAATGGCCGGAAGCAGCCGAATTATTGCCTAAAGATATAATAAAAGCACCTCCAGTTCCCGCCGTTCGCCGTGAGGCATTAAACGAACTAATAGGGTTACCGACCGAGGCGGATAATGGATAGACTCTGGCTCGACCTCGAAACCTATAGTGAGATACCAATCAAAAATGGCACTCACGCCTACGCCGAACACGCGGAAATTATGCTGTTTGCGTGGGCTATTAATGATAATCCGGTTCAGGTATGGGATGTCACCAGCGGTGAATTCATGCCTGCTGAATTACGTACTGCCCTGCTCACCCCGTCGGTCAATCTGTTCGCGCACAATTCACATTTTGACCGTACTGTTTTACACCATTATATGCCAGATTTACATCTGGATATTTCCCGCTGGCGAGACACGATGGTTCAGGCACTGGCACACGGTTTACCAGGTGCGTTAGGTGCACTATGTGAAGTGCTAGGTATTCCGTCAGATAAAGCGAAAGATAAGGAGGGCAAGGCACTGATCCAATTGTTTTGTAAGCCTCGCCCGAAAAATGTCACCATTCGCCGTGCCACCCGCAAAACCCACCCCGCAGAATGGCGGCGATTTGTAGCGTACGCGGCATTAGATATCGTCGCCATGCGCGAGGTGCATAAGCGCCTGCCCAGATGGAACTATCAGGGTGATGAGCTGGCACTCTGGCACCGTGACCAACAAATCAATGATCGTGGTGTGTACATGGATATTGAGCTGGCAAAATCTGCCGTTGCAGCCGTTGAGCAGGAACAAAAGCGACTGGCAAAACGCACACAAAAACTGACCGATGGTGATGTACAGGCCGCAACTCAGCGGGATGCCATGTTAAAACATATCACCACTGCGTTTGGGATCGACCTACCGGATATGCAAAAAAGCACATTGGAGCGCCGAATTGCTGACCCTGATTTACCCATCGCATTACGAGAATTGCTCACCATCCGATTACAAGCCAGCGCTACCAGCACCAGTAAATACAAGGCGTTGATGAATGGCATTAGCACCGATGGGCGTCTACGCGGAACATTACAATTTTGTGGTGCATCCCGTACCGGACGTTGGGCAGGACGCCTATTCCAACCGCAAAATTTACCAAGAGCTACATTAGACCAACGCACTATAGATACGGGTATCGAGGCACTGAAAGCGGATTGCGCGGATCTGCTGTTTGATAACATCATGGAACTGACCAGTTCGGCACTGCGTGGCGTTATCATCGCGCCGAACGGTAAAAAACTGGTTGTCAGTGACCTGTCCAATATTGAAGGGCGCATGTTGGCATGGCTGGCGGGTGAGGACTGGAAATTGCGGGCGTTCAGCGAATATGACAACGGCACTGGCTCAGACCTCTACAAACTGGCCTATGCCCGTGCATTCAACATTGAACCCGATGACGTCACAAAAGACCAGCGTCAGATAGGTAAGGTGATGGAACTTGGTTTAGGGTATGGCGGCGGGGGCGCGGCGTTTGTTACATTCGCCTTGACCTATGCACTCGACCTGGACGAACTGGCAACCGCTGCATTACCCAACATTCCTGTGTCAGTCCAACGGGCAGCGATGAGCTGGTATAAACAGTCGGTCGAACAAAAACAGACCTACGGATTGAGCGAACGAGTGTTTATTACCTGCGACTCACTCAAGCGCATGTGGCGTAATGCCCACATTGCTACCGTGCCGTTCTGGTATGAACTGGAAGAGGCAGTCAAGCGCGCTATCAGCTCACCCAACGTAACAATTCCGTGCCGTAAATTGCGGGTCAGACGCGATGGCGCATGGCTCCGTGTTGTTCTGCCATCTGGACGTGCGGTGTGCTATCCCTCACCTCGCCTCGATGATGGGCAGATTAGTTATATGGGTACGAATCCGTACAGCCGCAAATGGCAACGACTCAAGACCTACGGCGGAAAGCTGGTAGAAAACGCCACGCAGGCAGCCGCACGAGACATACTGGCGGGTAACATGCCACGCATTAGCTATGCGGGTTATGACATTGTGCTGACCGTGCATGACGAGGTTTTGACTGAGGCACCGGACACCCCCGATTATTCTCATGAACATCTCAGTTCGTTACTCGCAACAAATCCCGATTGGGCACCGGATTTACCCCTAAGTGCAGGCGGATTTGAAGCATATAGATATAGAAAGGAATAAATAAGGCTCACCCTATGTCATTTAAATATAGAGACAGCCCGTTATATTTTCGTACTGCACGCGAGGCTGCGCAAATTGAACGCGAGGGTGATTATTTACGGGCGTCAAAAGCGTGGAATAAAGCCGGCCGCCATTCTCGCAATGCGTTAAATATTGAGTGGTCGGAAAATCGTTCTGATTTTTGTTTAAAGCAGTACCACAGGGATAAATTAAATGAAAATACGAGAGGATGTAATAGAAAAGTATTTAGTTAATGAAGTAAAAAAAACAGGTGGCATCGCCTATAAATTTATTTCCCCTGGTCGCCGTGGTGTACCCGACCGTATTGTTGTATTACCGAGCGGGCGGGTCGTTTTTGTCGAGTGCAAAGCCCCTGACGAAAAGCCCCGCCCTGAGCAATTACGGGAACACGAACGGCTCAGGGCGTTAGGGCACGAGGTCGTGGTTTTGGATAGTAAAAATTTGGAGGGTATTTTATGACGGGTGTTAAATTCGACGGTAATAAACCTAGGTTCAGTTTAATACCATTATCACCGTTAATAGAAATAATTAATGTTCTCGAATTCGGCGCACAAAAATATGCATCCAATAATTGGAAAAATGTTCCTAACGCTGAAACACGATATTTTGATGCAGCCATGAGACATTTATTGGAGTATCGATCAGGCGAGAAAATAGATTCCGAGAGCGGATTATCGCATTTGTCTCACGCAGCGTGCTGTCTATTATTTTTAATGTGGTTTGATAGCAATGAGGGTAATACATGATCGCTATGTCATATGGGGGGGGGTACGAATTCAGTTGCATTATTAGTTGGATTGTTAGAAATAGGTATAATTCCCGATTTAATTACATTCGCTGATACAGGTTGTGAAAAACCCTATACCTATTCGTACCTCTCTGTAATAAATAATTGGTTAATTGCAAATGGCGGACCACAAATAACCGTTTGCAAGAAAGTATTTCGCGCTGGCAGAACAAAGGCCGAATGGGTATATCATGAGAAAGATTTATACACCTATTATCGCGAGCGGAATATGTTACCGTCAGTTGCATATGGTTTTAAAAATTGCAGCCAGAAATTTAAAATCGAACCGCAAGAAAAAGAATGGAATAACCATCCGCTTTGTAAAGCAGCATGGGCGCGGGGTGAAAAGATCACTATGCTTGTCGGTTATGATTTCGATGAAGAAACGCGAGTACTGAATGCCCGTCGCACTTTAGCTAACGATGCCGTTCTGTCTAAAAAGTTTCAATATGAATACCCACTGTATGATTGGGGGTGGGATCGGGATGCATGTATAGAAGCCATTCAACGGGCAGGTCTTCCACGTCCCGGTAAAAGCTCTTGCTGGTGCTGTCCTTATACCAAAAAGCCAGAACTGTTACGCCTCCAACAAGACCACCCCGACCTCATAGAACGTGCCCTAGAAATGGAGCGAATGGCTGACCTGAAACAGATTAAAGGGTTAGGCAGGCGCTGGAACTGGGGCGAATTCTTACTAAATCCTAATGGTTACGGTATAGACGATATTGATCATGATATGCCGTGTGGTTGTTACGACGGATAAAAATTAATTAGAGGAAATCAAAATGAACAATGAATTTAATGAAGAATCATGCGCTGCATATATTAATAAAATCTCACCACGAGAAATAGCTTATACCGCTGAATTAGAAATAACTGATTTTATTGATAATGGTGAGCGGGCACTAGCATTTGGGAAAATATTTAATGATAGTAAGAAACGTTTTAACGATGGCGATGAGATAATAACATCTCAGGTTCGCAATGCTAAAACTTATAAGGACTGTCGGTACATAATAACTCAAAATTCCATTTACAAAATACGAGAAACGAAATGAAAATAACAATTGATACCCCTAATGATGTCAATGTTAGTGTTATTCTGGATGTAGTTAAGGGTTTTATAAAAAAGAATGACAGAGAGATAAATACCCTCTATTTCGTTCAGACGGACGGAATGGTAATAACACTCAAAGAAACGAACTCTGGTAATATTAATGCTCGTGCAAAGTAAGGGCAAAGTATGAAACCATTCACACCCCGCCCCTACCAAGATCTCATTATTAATCACGAGCTGGATATACCCCGTTGCAACGTGTGGGCGGGTATGGGTATGGGCAAAACGGTAGCAACATTAACCGCACTGGAGGATTTATACATGGTGGGTATGGAAACCCAACCAACATTGGTATTGGCGCCATTGCGAGTGGCTCGCTCCACATGGCCGGACGAGGCGGACAAATGGAATCATTTCCACAATATCGACGTTCAGCCCATTGTTGGCAGTGTAAAAGAACGCATGGCCGCACTCAAAAATACCAATGCCAGTGTTTTTACCACCAACTACGATAACCTCGTCTGGCTGGTGGAAACGTTAGGTGATAAATGGCCGTTCGCTACCGTCATCGCCGATGAGAGCACACGGCTAAAATCGTTCCGGCTACGGAAAGGTGGCAAAAGAGCCGCCGCACTGGCAAAGGTTGCTCATAAACATGTACGTCGTTGGGTTAACTTAACTGGTACACCGTCCCCAAATGGTCTGGTCGATTTATGGGGGCAATCGTGGTTTATCGATCAGGGCGAGCGACTAGGCCGAACGTACAGTGCGTTCACCTCGCGTTGGTTCAATAATATTCGTTTTCCAGGGCAGCAATGGGTGAAACTGGAACCGTGGCCGTTTGCTCAGGAGCAAATGCAAGCGGCGTTAAATGACGTGACCATCGCGCTAAACGCGGCGGACTGGTTTGATATTCAGGAGCCTGTCCACAACGTTATTCGTGTCGATTTGCCGTCCAAGGTTCGCCAGCAATACCGCGCGATGGAAAAAGAAATGTTCATGGAATTAGGTAGCACTGGGGTTGAGGCACTGAACGCTGCGGCCAAAACCGTTAAATGCCTGCAAATCGCCAGCGGTGCTATCTATACCGACGAGAACGGCGGTTGGCAGGAACTACATGACACCAAACTACAGGCACTGGACAGCATCATTAACGAGTCAGGAGGAATGCCTGTGCTGGTGGCTTATCACTGGAAGCATGATTTAGAAAGGTTATTGAAAGCGTTTCCAAAAGGCCAGCATCTTGATTCAGATCCACAGACCCTACGCGACTGGAACGCGGGGAAAATACCCGTTATGTTCGCTCATCCAGCCAGCGCAGGCCACGGCCTGAACCTACAGGATGGCGGAAATATCCTGGTGTTTTTCTCTCACTGGTGGGATCTGGAACAGTACCAGCAAATTATTGAACGAATAGGCCCTACGCGACAGGCTCAGGCAGGGTACAACCGCCCCGTTTTTATCCATCACATTATTGCCGTAGGTACGGTCGATGAACTGGTAATGGAACGGCGAAACTCAAAACGGGAAACACAAGACATTTTATTAGAGGCGATGAAGCGATGAATACTGTATTCTTATTAATGGCAGAGTTTGAAACTGCCACAATTCCACTCTCAGACATTGCAGAGAGGTATTTAGGTATGAAACCCGCCACCGCCGAACAAAAAGCGTCGTTGGGGCTGCTGCCACTTCCGACATTTCGATGTAATGATAGTCAAAAGTCACCACGGATGGTGCATGTGAGTGATTTGGCCACCCTAATAGACACGAAAAGAAAAGAGTCCAAAGATGCGATGGATTATGTATCGCGCAAAAATCGAACAAAAAATAAAGCGGTACACCAATAGTACACCACAACAACATAATATATTGATTTTATTAATAAGTTCGTCCAGTCCAACATGGGGGCGACGGAGAAGCGGGATGATAGGTGCATATCACAAACCTCGTTTAAAAATCAAAAAGATAGCGCCGATATCGCCGCTTTATATTCTGGTTTATTTCGGCTTTTATTCAGCCATTAGGAGATATTAAAGGGGAGCACCAACTCCCCCAAATTATCCAAGGCGGGCGATTATACAGAGCGAAAAGGATCGCTTCAAACTCAACCAAAAATGAATATTTGAATTAGCCCCACTCATAGCGTAGTGACGAGAATTTCTCCTGAATTTCATTAATAAATCGACTTGTATTAGAAAGACTCCAATTTCGAGCGATGTAATACCCCTCACCTTGATAATCAAACTCAGGCTCTAACTGAGTACGATACTTTTTGTATTTATCTTCAGTGCCTTTAATTTCTTCATATTTTTTCAGTAACTGAAACGAACAAGTTTTATTATTTCGAAGATAGCTAAAACCAGACTCATCAATTAATTGATGCTCCTCAAGTGCCTTAACTGTATAAAAACCAATGTCTGACTTACGGAATCCTTGCTGGTAAGGTATCCCATTAACATACAGATTAAGTGATGAGTGATCTTTTTCATTGCTAGCAACTCTCTTTTCACGCTTTTTATGACGTACCTCTATCTGGTAATCCATCGCTTCGGGAAGAGGAACAATTTGCTCAATATTTAATAAAAGTTTTTCATTTACTCGAAAAGGCTGAAGACGAACACAAGTTATATCCATGCCTATATCATTCATCCACAAAACTGATGTTGTAATCTCTTTAGAAAAGCTAGAAGCAGCTAAAACGATACGCGTTTCTTTAGCAAAATCACTATGCTGTGGAGAGTCCCATGCCAGAAAATCCAACAGCGAACTTTCAGCATCAACATCTTGCCCTGTTTGACTCAAAAATTCCCTGTAAGCACTAACAGCCTGTTCCCACGTTAGATTCGAAACCATAGCAGCGTACCGGATCGCCTGAAGTTCCATATGACCACCATCGTCATCCCGTTTAAGCTCGATAACGACGAGATTGGCAGACTTATCGATACCAAGTAAATCAAGACGGCGATTAGAGCCAACAAAGTGACTATATTCTTCAGCAATCAC